AGCTCGTGGTGAGCGTGCTAGATGGGTTATTTTGTCACGCGGAGAACGACAAGCAAAAGAAGCGGTCAATGAAGGCGTTAAGTTGCATCTGGAAGCGATTGGTGTTTTTGCTGAATATAAAGAAGTGCCATTTGACCCCACCATTAACGCCTTAGAAGTGATTTTACCAAATGGTTCAAAAATTACAGCTTTACCAGCTAATCCAGATACGGCACGAGGTTTCTCAGCTAATGTGTTTTTAGATGAGTTTGCTTTTCACAAAGACAGCAGAGAAATTTGGAAGGCTTTGTTTCCCGTGATCAGTGCGGGCTGGAAACTAAGAGTAGTAAGCACACCCAATGGGAAAGGCAACAAGTTTTATGAGTTAATGACTGACAACAACCCTGAATGGTCCAAGCACGTTGTCGATATTTATCAAGCAGTAGCAGATGGCTTACCTCGAGATGTAAAACAACTCCGTCAGGGCTTAAATGATGAAGATGCCTGGTCTCAGGAGTTTGAGCTCAAGTGGTTAGATGAAGCCTCAGCGTGGTTATCACATGATTTGATTAATAGTGTGGAGCATGAGCACGCGGGCTTGCCTGAGCATTACACAGGTGGACTCTGTTATGTGGGTGTAGACATTGGTTTGCGCTCAGACCTATTTGTTATTTATGTCATCGAACAAATTGGTGATGTCTTCTGGACCAGAGAAATCATTGCTCATAAGCGAATTTCGTTTAAAGAACAAGACGCTTTGTTAGATGATGTTTTCCGCCGTTATAACGTCATTCGTAGCTGTATTGACCAAACAGGTATGGGTGAAAAACCTGTTGAAGATGCAAAGAACCGCTATGGTGCTTTGCGAGTTGAAGGTGTTATTTTCACTGTAAAGAGCAAACTGATGTTGGCAACAATAGGAAAGACTGCTTTTGAGGATAAAACAGTGAGAATTCCTTTGGGCGATCAGGCATTAAGAGAAGACTTACATAAACTTAAAAAAGTACAAAGCGCAACCGGTTCCCCCCGCTTTGTGGCTGAATCAGATTCAGCAGGTCATGCAGACAGAACATGGGCGTTATTTCTCGCACTTTATGCAGCTAAAGATGGTGGCTATTTTTATGAGTACGAGAGTATGTCCAACGCTACATTAACAGATATGCAGAGTGGTTTTGATAGCGCCACTCGTCAATCAATCACGGATGATGGTTTTGGTACCGTATCTGGCCGATTGGATTTGAGAGGTTTCAATGGCTAATACAGTAAAGACGCCCAAAATGGGTAACGAAATTGCAAGTATAGGAGCCGGTCGTGATATTACACGACCATATATAGGGCCACTATTACAGTCTTTTGACTCAATCCTTAATCTGCGGGGTGGTGGTGATTTGCAGCTTTATGAAGAGGTTTATTCAGATGCTCAGGTCAAAAGCGTTTTTGAACAACGGCAAAAAGCTGTTGTGCAGTGCGAATGGAAAGTTGATCCCGCCAGTGATGATGCCATCGATGTTAAAGCGGCTGAGTTTTTAAAACAGCAGCTTGATAACATAGGGTGGGACCGCGTTACCAACCTGATGCTATTTGGAATTTTTTATGGCTATAGTGTTGCTGAATTAATTTATGAGCGACAAAACAATACTGTTGGCCTCTCAAAAATAAAAGTCAGAGACCGTAAACGTTTTCGTTTCGACGATGAAAGTAGATTACGTCTATTAACGCCAGACAACATGTTTCAGGGCGAATTAGTTGAAGCTCCATATTTTTGGCATTTCGCAACTGGTGCAGACCATGATGATGAACCCTATGGCCGAGGTTTAGCGCATTGGCTCTATTGGCCTGTTTTTTTTAAACGACACGGACTAAAGTCCTGGCTAACCTTTCTTGATAAGTTTGCCGTACCGACGGCTGTGGGTAAGTACGATCCAAGATCTGCTAATGCTGAAGAAAGACGTAATCTTTTGTCTGCTGGCGCGGCTCTTGGTAATGATGCTGCCGTCATTATTCCCCATGATATGCAACTTGAATTAATCGAGGCTGCTCGCTCCGGCGTGTCTGACTATCGTTCCTTACATGACGCAATGGACGGCACAATGGCAAAGGTGGTGCTTGGACAAACTGCGAGTACCCAAGGAACACCCGGAAAATTAGGTAATGAGGATCTCCAAGGGGATGTGCGACAAGACTTGATTAAAGCAGATGCTGATATTATTTGCGAATCATTTAATCTTGGTCCTGCAAGATGGCTGACTGCTTGGAATTTTTCTAGCGCTCAGCCGCCAACTGTGATGCGAGTAACAGAGGTTTCTGAAGACCTGCTATCACGAGCAAACCGGGATGAGTCAGTTGCTAGAACTACAGGCTATAGACCAACCCTCAATTACGTTCAAGAAACGTATGGTGGCGAATGGGAAGATCCTAAAATCCCTGTTGCAGGTCTTGACAGGAACACGCCGGTTGGTTTTGCAGCACCTATAGCCACATTACAAAAAGATCCTTCATTAGGTTCGGTCATTGCTGCACAAGCACGATTAGATAATGCGATTGAATCAATACCGATGGCATTGTATGCGGAAATCACTGATCCTTTAGTCGTACCAGTAATAGCAGCGATCAAAAATGGTGCAACGGATGAAGAAGCCGCAGAGTTGTTATTGGAGTCTATACCGGACATGAATACACAGAAGTTTGCTGAAACACTGGCTAATGCAATTTTTGTGGCTGATTTGTGGGGTCAACTCTCATCACAGCAGGTAAACAATGAGTAAAGCCCCTAATTTAGGTTTTGCATTAACCTTGGCTCCACATGATGCGATTGAGTATTTTGAAAGCCTTGGCTATCGCGTTAGTCGCAATGCATTGGACTCATATAACGCAGCACGACATCGAGCGTTCACTGTGGCTGGCGTTGCTGAAATGGATTTCTTAGGTGATATAAAAAAAGAATTAGAAAAGTCATTACAAAACGGAACGACACTAACTGAGTTTCAAAAAAATATACAAAGTCATATATCACGTAGGGGTTGGCAGCAAACGGATGGTGGTGTCGTAGCCGATGGCGACGGTGTGGTGACTGCAAACAACTTAGCACCTTATCGTTTGGAAACGATATTTAGAACCAATTTGCAGTCTGCTTATATGGCTGGCAAATATAAACAATTACAACGAGACATTGAGATTGCACCTTATTGGCAGTATGTTGCAGTGATGGATGAACGCACTCGGCCAAGCCATGCGGCGTTACACGGTCTTGTATTTCGTCACGACGATCCTTTTTGGGATAGCCACTATCCACCCTGCGATTTTAATTGTAGATGCTCTGTCAGGTCATTGCGCTCTGCTGATTTAGACCGCTTTGGATTAAAACCACTTAATAGTGATGGTTTATTAAGTGAAGGTAAAGCGCGTGTTGGTGGTGCATTCCGCCCAGTTACTATTTTTAAACACCCTAACCGTGACGTTAGTTTTTCTGCTAGACCTGGCTTCGGGCAGAGACCAAGGATTAAAGATAACGAAAGCAGCATAGGTCAAGTCTTGACTGACAAGATTCAAAAATCAGATCCTATGATTGCTGCTAAAACATATGATAAAAATCTTCAATTTAAACGAACAACAGCTGAAGAGTTTAAGTCATGGGTAGATCAAATAAATGCAGGAAAACAAGCTAGAGGTGAATATCGTTTGGTTGGTGTACTCTCATATGAACTTATTAAGCAGCTAGAATCGTTAAACAATCCCAGTTTAATACCTCATAATTCAGCCATTCTTTTGCGAGATAAGCAACTACTTCATTTATTCAGAGATTCCAAGAAACGCCGTGACGCCACGTTATCTTACAATTCTATTCAGCAACTACCTAAATTAATAAATGAGCCTTTGGCTATTTATTACGACGAGCTAGATCCAGCACTGGTGTATGTTATTTCGAGCGTAGAGGTTAGTTCTGAAAAAGTAATTGTGAGAATCAATTACTCTGAAACAATCAGAGAAGATAATATTCGTCAGGATGTTAGATCAAATTTTATTCGTAGTGCAGGTAGGGTTGATAACACTGATCTTAAAGATAAACGATATAGATTGCTTTGGGAGAAGAAATAGATGTTGTCGTGGGAGGGCGCCGTCTCCCTACTGGTTAAGGGGTATCCTCCATGTACCGACGGGTTTGAAATTACCGTCCGCGCGGTCAGCCTAGCGTCTTTCTGCCATCACGACAACACCTTAGGAGTATTATAACAATGATTGAAATCCAAGTCGATATACAGGGTATGGAAGATACTTTCCAAGCATTAATTGATGGGTTACGGAATACGACCCCTTTAATGCAAGAAGTGTCGCATGTGATGGATACAGCCGTATCTGAAAACTTTGAGCGCGGAGGACGTCCAAAGTGGTTAGGAAAACGAGATGGCACACCAAGTAAACTACAAGACACTGGGCGCCTTAAAAATAGTATTACGAGACTGTATGATGACACTTCCGCTGTTGTTGGTACTAATGTAATCTATGCAGGTATACATCAGTTTGGTGGAACGATAAAGCCAAAACGTGCAAAGGCGTTACGCTTTAATGGTCGTTTTGTAAAAAAAGTAGAGATGCCAGCTCGTCCATTCCTTCAACTTGATGAGGGTGATTTTGAAGAAATTGAAAAAGTTGGCGAACGCTATTTACAGTCCTTGATTGGCTAAATTTCAAGATGATAAAATAGGCGATTCTAGAGCGTTTAACCCTTTATCGCTATCTATACACCAAAAAATCCTTTTCTAGGCTTTATAAACTCTTTTAAAGCGCTTGTCAGTCATTTAATTACTCATTTTCTATCCGACTTTTCAATCTATACCTAATAACGGTGTGGATTTTGACGCGCGTCAAAATACAACTTCTATTATTTCAGTCATGATGCCTCTATGAAAATTAATAACGGCACTCAGTCAGACATGCATAGACTCGAAATATTTAAAGTCGGCCAGCACGTATCATCCGATGGACGAAAAGTGAATATCACCTTAGATGATTTACACGAAATTGCACAAACATATGATCCAGACTTCGCAGGAGCTCCTTTAGTGATTGGCCATCCTGAAATTGATGCGCCAGCGTACGGTTGGGTTAAGTCACTTAGCGTTGACGCAGACACATTAATTGCTGAGGTTGAAAATGTTGAACCTCAATTTGCTGAAATGGTAAATGACAAACGCTTTCCTAATCGTTCAGCAGGTTTGTACTTTGCCAATACACTAGGCAATCCGATGCCGGGTAAGAAATACCTTCAACACATTGGCTTTCTTGGCGCAGCTGCGCCCAGTATTAAAGGTTTAAAGCCTGTCAAGTTTGCTGAAGGCAACGCTGTTTATTTTAACAACCCTCTAATAACCGATACACAGGAGCCATCAATGACCCTTGATGATCACGACGATATGACGCGAACAAAAGAGTTGGCCGCGCGAGAAGAAGCAGTTTTTCAGGCTGAAGCAAAAATAGCAGCGCATGAAGCTAAATTGAAACGAGAGGCAGCGATGCAATTTGCTGAACGTTTAGCGACTGATGGCAAGTTGCTGCCAAACGAAATTCCTGCTGTGGCTGAATTGTTGTTTGTACTTCCAGAAATGGAGCCATTACATTTCAGTGAGTCTGGCACGCAAATCACTAAAAGCCCTGATGCGGTGTTGCGTGATTTATTATCGGCGCTGCCAAACCGTATTGACTATACAGAAAAGTCAGCCTTTACCGAGATGGCAACACCGTTACAGTTTTCAGCACCTCAAGGTATCCAAGTAGATCAAGCTCAGTCAGATTTATATCGTAAAGCGACTGAATATCAAAACTCACACCCAGGGATTGATTGGGTTGCAGCAGTACAGGCTGTTGGCGGTTAATTGGAGAAATGAAATGAAGCAAAACATTGATGTATTAACACTGTCGGTCATTGCAGCGACCACTATCGCTAAAGGTCAATTAGTGACACTAGACGGTAACGTTGCTATTACGGAAAAAGATGCACACGGCGTTGCTGTTTATGACGCCGCTGTAGGTGATGTTTTCCCGGTAATTGTCTTAGGGACTGCTGCTGCAACTGCAGCCGCAGACATCACTGCAGGTCAAAGACTGCAAGTTGCCACTGAAGGTGAGGTAGCCCCTCATGTGGCAGGTGTGCCAGTAGCCATTGCCGTGGAATCAGCAGCTACAGGAGAGTTTGTTGAAGTATTAATTTGTTCAGCGGGTATTGCTGGCACTACAGTTTAAGGATAAAAAATGAACCCATCACAAACACGAGTTATCGATCCAATTTTAAGTAAATTTGCACGTGGATACGTACAAAGTAACTTTGTCGGTTCTCTAATTTTTCCTCGTGTGCCAGTTGTTGCATACGGTGGTCGAGTTATTGAGTTTGGTAAAGAAAGCTTTAAATTAGTGAACACACGTCGTGCACCAGGTGGTGCGACTAAGCGTATTGAGTTCGGTTACGAAGGTAAGCCGTATGCAATTGTTCCGTCCGCTTTAGAAGCTAAAGTACCACGCGAACTGATGCGTGATGCATCACAGGTGCCTGGTATTGATTTAGCGTCACGTTCTATTGCTGTTGTTAAAGATGTGATGGATCTGTCTCATGAGTACGAATGTGCTTCTCTTGCGTTAGACCCTAACAACTACGGTAATAATAACAAGCTGTCATATGCTAGGAGTGACTCATGGGCAGTAGATTCTTCTGACCCCAAAAAAGATATTGACGAAGCAAGTGAAGCAATTCGAGCGTCAACGGGACGTAAACCTAACTTGTTGACTGTAAGCCCACTTGCATTATCAGCACTCAAAAGTCACCCCAAACTGATTGAGCGATTTAAATATGCTGTCGGTGGTCGATTAACTCTTCAACAATTGCAAGAAATTCTAGAAATTGAACAGATTGTGGAAGGTGATGCGATTGTTGCCGGTGTTGATGATGCCTTTGGTGATGTCTGGCGCAAGGATGCTCATCTCTGCTATCGAGATAAGTCTCCAAGCCCTAGTCATGAAGTACCATCCTTCGGTTATACCTATTTTATCGAGGGTCATCCGCTCGTAGAAAAGCCATATTGGGATGCCAATGCGAAATCTTGGATCTATGGTGTTTCAGATGACAACGCACCGGTTATTGCGGGGTCTGGTGCGGGTTTCTTATTCCAAAATGCTGGACTAAGAGGTTAATCATGAAAGTTTACTCAATCAACAGCCCTATTCGTTATAAAGGGAAAACCTTGAAATCAGGTGTTGTTGAGATACCTGACGATATCGCTAAGGACTTGGTGAAATCAGGTGTTGTCACTGAACAAGTTAGCCCCGTTTCTGACAAGCCTACATCCACCCCTAAAACAGCGGTTAAAAAATCTGTAGTTAAGGTAACGAAATGAGTTATGCAACAGTTATTGACATGATTGAACAATTTGGCGAACGAGAGGTTCGTCAACTGTCTGATCGTGAAAATAATGGTGTGGTCGATGAAGTAACCGTACAAGCTGCTCTGGATCGGGCCAGCGCAGATATTGACGGTTACATCGGCTGGATGCATGAGAAGTCCGTTGACGCCGGCCAAGGAGCTAGAACAATTCTTAAAGGTCTGTGTTGTGATTTAGCAAGATATCGTCTAGCAGGTTCAGGAGGAGTTCTTGTCACAGATGAAATGAGAGACCGTCATCGTGATGCCATTCGTATGCTCCAAATGATCGCTCGCGGTGAAGTGAAGTTAACTCCTGAAGATACTTCTGCCCCTGCTGACCGTAATCGGGTCCAACGTTTAACAGTAGGTAGTCGGATTGCTAAAGACTTGGAGGACTATTAATGACCGTGATTTATGATCAAATTGAACTTGCCATCATAGAACGATTGAAAACTGGACTAGGAAAAATGGTCAGGGATGTTGTCTCGTATGGCGGCGAAATGGATGAAGAAATTGGCCGTATTGTTTCAGCATTGCC